TTTAATTTTAAAACATATGATAAGACACTTATATATATTAAAAAGGATATTAAACCAACTGTTCCTGAAATTCCTGATAGCGAAATATTAGGAATTATAAAAAAGATTAAGGAAATGGATCAACTATTATTAATTCAAAAAATTAAGGAATATGAACCAAATATAATAAACAATTCAATGACAAAAGAAGAATTCGAAAAAATATATTTGAGATTATTCTTAATAAATTATATGAAAGAAAAAGAAGTTCCGCCAGTAGCTGAAACACCTGCTTAATTAAAAAATGATTTGGATATTTCGATTATTTTTATATGTCTTCTAATATAATCTCTGCTCTTGAAAAGTATTTCGAAGAAAATGAAAATTATACGAGAAAAGAACTTCTTGAATTTTCTAAAAAGATATATGATGAAAATTATAAAAAGAAATTAAATGCTTATCAATTATTTATGAAAGAACAGCGAGTAATTTTAAATAATAGAGAAGGAGAAAAAAAGAAATCTACGGAATTGATGAAAGAAATTGCTGAATTATGGAAACAACAAAAACCGCATAATGGTAAAGCTCCAAGAACTTTCTTTCAAAAAAAATGATTTTTCTTTATTCATTTACTTTTATAATTAAATATGCTCAATAATGATAATATTATTTCTTCATTTAATACATTCTTTGAAGCAAATGAAACATATACAAGAAAAGAATTTGTAGAATATGCGAAAAAGGTTTATGATGATAATTGTAAAAAGACAAAAAAAGTAGTTGATGAAAATGCCCTTAAAAAACCATTGAATGCTTATCAATTATTTATGAAAGAACAGCGAGTAATTTTAAATAAGAGAGAAAATGAAAGAACTGATGGAGAGAAAAAGAAATCTACCGAATTGATGAAAGAAATTGCTGAATTATGGAAAATTCATAAGGAAGAAAAAGAAGTTAAAAAGGAAGAAGTAGTAGTTATTAAGAAAGAAGTTAAGAAAAAAAATTCTAAATGGAATAATTTATAAAAACTTATGTTTAACTAATTTATCTATTAATTGTTTTTTTGTTAAAGTTGATGTAATTTTAATTTTTTTATTAATAGCAATATTACGTATCTTATCTAAATCGAATTTATTAAGATACATTAAATATCTTGAAATTTTATTATTTCCACCATTTTGTGTTTGTATTTCAATTCCTATTTTACCGAGAAAATTAATTGAAAGAATATTTTCTTTATTTAAATTATATAAATCTATATATAATATCGGTTGAGTTATATAATTAAATTGATAATTACATAATGGACACTTAAAAGTATGTTCGTTTTTTTCAAAATGTGTCATAGCATATTTTTTTAGAGATGAAAAATTAAAATGATGCCCGCAAGGTAAAAAACAAATATATTGTTCTAACAAAATATTTTTTTGACTTATTGCTTCTTCACAATCATCATTTTTATTTAAACATTCATATAAATAATTAATACCAAATAATAATTTTTCTTTATTAATATTAACTTTTTCAATTATAATATTATCTTGTTTATTATAAAAATTATATAAATAAAATAATTTAAGTAATAAAATATTTTTTATATGGATAGTGTCTTTTTCTTCTATTGGATTATTATTTATTATTAAATCATAATAAATAGTTAGAATTGATACAATTGTTGGTTGTAATTTAACACATATATTAAAATCACCACCAACTTTTGGTGATGATGGTGAATTAAATAAAAATGGTAATACACTCATTTATAATACTTATATTTTTTAAATTATGTGAATTTATATATAATTTTTAGTAAAATAAAAGGTATTTCTACAAGTTATCACCATTATTAAATTTTTTTCAGCTATTTTATATATAAATTAAAATAATGCCCCAAAAAGTAAAAAACATTAATTATATTTAAATATCTTCTATAATATATTAATTAAAAAATGATTTAGATATTTATTTTTGAAATCTATAAATATGAATAAATTTCGTAATTGGTTCAAACCTAATATTAATTCATATACTATATTTGATTTTCTTTCAACTAATCCAAACGCTATTGATTATTTAATAATTAATAGGGATAAAATTAATTGGTATAGTTTATCTACAAATATTTCACCAAAAGCTATAAAATTATTAGCTGATAATTTAGAATTAATCGATTGGTATTATTTATCATCAAATCCATCGGCCATTTCAATATTAAAAAATAACCAAGATATGATATATTGGGATGAATTGTCTAAAAATCCAAACGCTTATGAATTAATTAAAGAAAATCTTCATTTAATTAATTGGGTATATTTGTCTAAAAATCCATGTGCTTATGATATATTAATGGAAAATAAGGAAAAAATAAATTGGTATTATTTTAGTGGAAATCCTTCTACAAAGGCAATTAAATATTTAGAAGAAAATCCCGAAAAAATTTGTTTCACGATACTTAATAATAATCAAACAGATGAAGCGATTAAATTATTAAAGAAATATCCAGAAAAAATTATTTGGGAAAAAATAAGTGCTAATTCATCAAATGAAGCGATTAAATTATTAAAAGAAAATCCTGAAAAGATTAATCAGCGTCAATTATGTAATAACTTAAATCCAGAAGCTATAAATTTATTAGATATAAATGAAATTGATATTTCATTATTATTAACAAATCCAAACGCAATTGAAATAATTAAAGAAAATTTCAAGAATATTCCAATATTATCATTACCATATTTATATAAAAACCCTTCTATATTTATTACGAATGAAGAAGAATAGATAAGAACCAATAGAAAATAATGTGAAACCCCAAGCAGTATCTAATAATGCTACTTTATAATCATAATCTTTAAAAATAGCATAATTAGTAAAATTAAACATTCCGTATAATAATAAGCCTAATCCTCCTCCATATATAATACATAATAATAATAAATTTTTGTTTTCTTTTAATTTCATTTCAATCATAGGAATAGTAAAAAGAAAAAAACCAAAAAATGATAAAAAATATGCGATAAAAGCACCAATATAATTAATAGAAACTGGTTTTTTTTGAACTTTTTCATAATAATAGTAATATAAATTAGCATTAGTATAAATCCAAAAGAAATCAATAAATAATATTAAAGGAATTAAAATAAGATATTCAATCATTTAATATTATAATTTATATTTTTTAACGAAATCATCTTTTGAAATTATTTGAACTCCTTTTTCAACCGCTTTCTCTATTTTATTAGTAATCTTATTTCTATCTTTCATAATTAGGAAATTGGTTTTGCTTGTAATATTATTCTCAACTTCTCCACCATTATCTTTAATGAATTTTTCTATTTCATCACTTCTAAAACCAGTGAAAACGAAATATACATTTTTAAATATTCCATCTTTTTCTTTAATAATAACATCAACTTTCTTTAATTTAAATCCTAAATCATCATAAAATTCATAAAATTTCATTAAATTATCTAAGAATAATTGTGATGTTAATTCACCCATTCCATTAATCTTCATTAAATCTTCTATTTTAATATCTAATCCCTTCTTTTTATTTTGACAAATTTCAGGAAAATTTTTCAATATTAATTCCAATTTCTTTTCACCCAATCCTCTACCAATGATATTAGAAGCTATCATTATTTCATTACAATTCTTCTTCTTAATTTCTTCCAATGCTTCTAATAAATTCGAGGCACTTTTCTCCTTAAATCCAGCAATTTCTAAGATTTCTTCTTTTGTAATTTCAATGATTTTTTTAAGAGTATCATAACCATTATCATATAATTTTGATAATATACCTTCACTAACACCTTTTATTTTCAAAGATTTCATAAAGAAAGTAAAATTTTTAATATCTACGTCTCTATGTTTATCATCTAATTCAGCTATAATATCTATATGAGTTTTATTCCATTTATAAGCAATAGTAGGCATTAAAGGACGTCCATTATCAGCTTCCTTAATAACAGATATGATATGTGGAATAACTTCGCCAGACCTTTGAATATTAATGATAGAACCTACACCAATCTTATTTTTTTCAATAAAATCGGCATTAAAACCTGTTGCCTGTTTTATAACAACTCCATTTAATTTCACTGGATTAAATTGAACAATTGGTTTCATATATCTATCTTTACTAATATTCCATTCAACATTAGTAACAATCACTTGGGCAACGTCCAATAATTCATTGGATTTAAAGGCGAATGAATAAGGAGGATTTTCGCCATCTTTAATTTCATAAGATTTATTATGAGTAATAACAATTCCATCGATTTCATATTCACTATTTTTCTTAAAATCTTTTAATAATTCGAATAAATGTTCATTAGATAATCTATCTTTAAAAACCTTATGTTTAACAACTTTGAATTTAAGTTTTTTGGCTAATTTTAGACCATCTTCATTTTTTATTCTATCACTAAATACATCATAAACAACGAATTCAATCTTTTCAAGGACTTTTTTATTAATAGTCTTGCTATTAATAATACCTGCGACCACATTTCTAGCATTTGCTCCAATATCCTTCATTAATTCCCAATTTTTTTTAGATAATAATAATTCACCTCTAATAGCAAATCCTTCGGGAATTTTTGTAGGAAATTTAATATAATCTTTTATATATGTTATATCAGTTCCATAAACACCATCACCACGGGTAAATATCTTAATTTCACCATCGTTAATAAATAGACAAGATATTCCATCGAGTTTTTCGCTAATAACATATTCAATTGGTTTATTATATTTAGAGAACCAATTATCTAATTCTTTAATATTTCCATATTTAATCTTATTTTGACTTCCTAAATAATAAGGAAGTTTTATTTTAAATTTCTCAGGAGGTTTAAAACCAACGAGTTTAAAATATGGATTTTTTGGTGCTATTTTTCTCAAATGGTCTTTAATTAAATCATATTCATCATCGGGCATTATTATTTTTCCTTTATTATGATAAGCATCATCAGCTTCTTTTAGAATTTTAACTAAATCTTTGGCTTTTAATTTATCATACATATTCTAATATATAGAAATAATTTATAAATCATTTTTTAAGGTTCATCATTAATAATTCCATTATCTCCTCTATATCTATCTAATTTTTTAATACCATTAATGAATAATGGTAATGTTTTTTTTTCGGCATATTGATTTCTTATTTTAACTAAAATTCTTTGAGGAAATGAAAAATTAATATTTTCAACAATATTATCATAATTAGAAATGACAATATCTATAAAATCAACTGATATTTCTTCTGTATATTTTCTTTTTTCAATCATATTATATAATTTAATGAATTTATCACGATTGATTTTTAATATTTCGCATTTTTCATTAATTTTCATATAATTACTTAATGAAACTAATAACATCATAGAAACATTAAGAAAAATATTAGCATTTTTAATAATATAAATATCGGTTATAGTAGAATTAATAATTGTCATAATAACATTAATAAAAATAATAGGAAATTCAAATAAAAATTTAAGATTGTAATAAAAATTATAACTTTCATTACAAATTATCTCATATATATAAATCATGTCTATATAATCGTCTAATATGATTTTAATATCTAATTTAGTCATATTTAAAAAAATGATTATTATATTATTTAAGGATTTTATAAAATGATTAAGGATATTATCACAGAAAACACGAATATTATAGAAATATATGTAATGAATACGCAAAACACAGAAATGCGAATGAATATTTATTTAGATGATTTGTTTCTAAATAAAATTAAAAAGAAATTTAAATTAACGAGAGAAACAACATTCGTTTATTACAACAAAGATAATTTATCATATGTTTATGATTTAAGCAATGATAGTCAATATGTATATTTACGAAAATTGGAAAATACGAAGATAAAGAAGATTAATAATTATGAATTATATGGAATAGCATTAAATGAGATGAAGATGCAGACATATTTATTTGGATGTGGAAATGATATAGATAATAAAGAGGAATATAAAATTCAAGAATTTAGAATTAATAATCGCATTTCTTTAATAATGAAAAATAATAATTTGTTTATAAATTATCGTCATTCGAAAGACGTAGATTTAGAAAAAATAGATGAAATAATTAATTCAGTAATTAGAAAGATTATAGTTTAACATATTTATCATACCAATCTTTACCAACTTTTTTTGACGCATCTTCTGCTGTCATCTTATCATTAATAATCATATTCCTCATTTTCATCATATAATTAAATGAATTCCAGTCAAACTCTCCATCTCTTATAACCATTTCAAATAACATCAAATATCTTTCGGCAAATTTAGGAAACTCATCTTTTAATTTCTCAAATTTGTCATTATCATCTTTAAATTTAATTTCTTTTTTTCTTTTAATTATTTCATTAATAACTGAAACTATTTCTTCATTAGTCATACCATCTTTCAAAAATTCCTTATCCATTTTTTAATTATTTTTTTATAATTCTCTTTATATAGAAAAATGAATAATTCAACACTTCTTATAAATGCCTCTACATATGATAATTCAACTTTTAAAACTCCTGAAAGAATAGAACCAGATACATTCGCCTATTCTTCCCAATTCTACGCAAAAGATAATATTCCATCCGCCGATGAACGCCCAGGAAATAATTCCATTAATCCTCAAATATATCAAAAATACAAACCCAATTATAACTTATATTGCTATAAATAAAAAAATAAAAACAAATGGTAAATAGGACTACTGGGAATTGAACCCAGATCTTCGCTTCATAAGAGCGATATTCTAACCGTTGAAATATAGTCCTTTACATTTAATTAATAAAAATTAATCTTTATATCGTTTTTTCTTATAATAATAAAAGAAAGTTATTATAAATAAAATTATAATTTCAATTAAAAAAATGTTCTTAATAATATCATCATTATATTTATAATCTATGAATTTTTCATTAGAAGGTATCTTAATTTCATCCATATATTTGGGACCACTATGGCCACCTCCCATATTATTCCTCTAATATTATTCTATCTTTTAATTCTAATAATTCGCGATTTGACGTTATTTCACTAATCATTTTAGCAATTCCAACATCTGTTTTATTAACTTTATCGCCCAATTTATCGACATGTTTAAATTTAGCAATTATTAATTTATAATCTTTAATGAATTTCTTGTAATTTAATTTAATATTCATAATTCCTTTAACATTCTTATAAACTTCTTTTAATCTATCCAATATTACCTTTTCTTTTGATAATTCTTTCGTATTTCCATCATCCTTATAAACTACCTTTCCTTCTTTATTCTTAATAATTATCTTATATGTAATACATTCCTTAACCTTACTTTCAATAACTTTCATCTCTCCTTCAAATTCACTCTCTTTAATCTCTGGTTCTTCTTCTTGAATTACCTCAATCTTTTTAGCCCGTTCCTTCTTTAACTTTGGTTCTTTTAATTGATTAATAAATTCATCAAATAATAATTCTTGAACTTTTAATAATCTCAAATTTTCTAAACGATTTTTCCTCCTCGTATCATCTTTATACATCTCTTTCTTCATCAATTCTTCTTCAACCTTCTCCCAATATTCATCTATTTCCTTATAATCACTTAAATCTGTTAAACATAGTGAATATAATTGAAGAACTGGTTTCATAATTTGATTAGTAATATAATGGAGATAATCAGGTTTTAAATTATTCTGTGTAATAAATTCCAATGTTTCTATCTTATCTCCTTGAAGTTTTGCTCCATCATTTTTAATATAAATATATTGAATTCTATCATTTACCGCAGGTTTATTTCCAGGTTCTCTAACTCCAATTCTATCTGCTAATACTTTATGAGCGATTTTCGTAGGGTCTTTATAAAATCCTCTTAATGTTTTTGATAATATTAAATCATTAATATCCATATCACCATTTACGAGATTTCTCAATTCTTCTCGTAAGAATTTTATAGATAATTCTAAATCTTGATTATTTAAAATAATGTCAATAATACCGCCATATATTTTCTTAACAATATTAGCATTATCACGTCTTTTTAAGACAATACCCATTGATTTCTGTTTGAAATTAATATCATCCTTTTCATATAAGTTTCCTACATATCTCTTCTTAGAAAATAGGATGAATGGATACAAACATTTTTCATAATTTAATTTTTGAGGATATGGAAGATATTTCTTAATTTTTCCTTCGATTTCCATACCAACCTTAATAGCACCTTTTAAAGCATCTTTTCCAAATTTATCATTTCCATTCTCATCTTTAATTCTAAATTTACAGAAAATACTATCGGTATCACCATAAATAACATCGGCATCATAATTCTTTTCTACGAAATCTTTTGCTAATAATATCATTTCTCTACCCGTTGAAGTTGTACAGGCGGCGATTTCTTTTAAATAGATAGGTGATGTTCTCGCACCTATTTGACCATAAAGAGAATTAGCCGTAATTTTATAAGCATTTTGAAGAGCATCAAATACAGCACATTCAAATTTATTATAAGTATTCTTAATTTCTAATACTTCATCTTTTTTAATAGTAATATCATTAATATTAATAATTCCATCTTTCTCTTCATAAATCCCAATTAATTCCCTTCCATCTTTTAAAGTTATCGTTGAATATTCAATCTTCTTTCGTGTATTCTTTCTTTCCGTCAATAACATTTCTAAGATTTCCGGAATAATTCCTTTCTTACCATCTTTATATTTAGCGAAATAACAATCTTTAACACCATTTTTAACCTTCTTATCGCCTGTTCCTTGATATAAATCATAACTAACTTTAATTATCTCATATTCTTCATTTTCTACGAGATATTTATCATCTAATATATATGTATCATGAGATAAATTTCGACATATCATAGATGAGGGATATAGAGAACCATAATCAAATACTACTATCGGATCTTCTAAATAAATTCCTTCTTTTGGTGGAAGAACTATCGCACCTTCATAACCATCTACATCTAAATCTTCAATAAAATTTTTAATAACTGGGATTAGATAATTCATTCGCATACATTCATTAGCAACCAATGAAAAGATTTTGATACCTTGACCTCTTCTAAATAGGAAATTCAAAGGAACTAAACATACATTACCCATACCAATATTATTTTCAAGAATTTTAAGTTTATGTAATAAGCGATTGACTAAAATACAATCTTGAATACAATATTTAGCTATAATACTTCTATCTTTCGCATCACCGAGAAATTTCTCGAAAATCTCCTTAGGTTTTAAATCATCTTTCTTATCACCAATATAGATAGATGCTACATTATCTAATTTATAACTATCTAATTTAAAATCTTTTTGAATAACTTTCAATAAATCAATCATCACAATTCCATCAACATCTAATAAATTGAAGATATTATCACCTAATGCGGAAGATGATAATTTTTGTTCTTTTAAAACTGATTTTCTTTTACATATCTTTCCTAAACCTACTTGAAATTCTTTATTAATACCTAATTCAATACTTCTATTCCAAATATATTCAATGTCAAAACCCCAGATATTATATCCAATTACTACATCGGGATTTAAATCCATCATTAAAATCTTCCATTTTTTTAATAATTCTTTTTCATCTTTACAGCAACTTACATCAATTCCTTCAATATCTTCACAATCATTTAAACTAATAATTTTCTTATAAATGATTTCTTCATTGCCGAATTTATGAACAGAAACTCCAATTTGAATAATCTTATCACCTTCTAATTTTGGTAATATAGATGATAGTAAGTTATTAAGGGCGTCTTCAATCTCATTATATTCCTTTGTAGTAATCTTCTTATTTTCTACTAATTCTTCTTCATCGTCATCATCTTCTCCAGTAATCTCAATAGTTTTCATTTTATTCAAATAGAAACGAATTTGACTTTCGTTCTCTTTTAATTTCTTCTCAATATCATTAAAATCATCTGTTTTTAATTCCCTGATTGTAAATAAACGATGGATTTTCAAATCACCTATGATAACTTCATTAGAATAGGCATTTTTAATATTATTTAATAAATTTTTATCATCTAAACCTCTTTTAGCTAATAAACAGAGGTCTTGTGCTAATTTCTTATAATTCTTAATAGCAATTGGGAAATCTCCATGAGAACTCGTACATTCTATATCAAAAGATGCGATAAGTAATGGAGCTATTTTATTAACTTTCAAAGGATATATATCATTCCAATCAGCTGTAATATTTCTATTACAAATAGTTTCTGGAATATTCTCGCAAATATCATATTTCTTAACCGAAATCCAACTACATGGTTTAATATCTTTCATATGAATAAATCTCAAGAATGGGTCAATATTACTTTCATATAATTTAAAACCTTCATTTTTAGGAACAGTAGATAGGAAATAATATTTGAGACGGTCAAATAATCCAAGAGATTTTACGGAAATTTTAATAAATCTCTTTTCTTCATTATTGGAAAATCCCCAGAAATCTCTCTTATTAATAATTTCAACTTTATCTAAATGTTTTAATAAATAATGTGGAATAATATTAGTTTCTTTTTTATCTTTCGTAATATACTTATCATTCGTTAATTTTTCCTTGAATTTTAAAACCATGTTTTTATCACTCAAATCATTCCAACTATCAGGAGTTTTAACATAGAAGAATGGTTTAAAATTTACTACTTTAAGACAATACGTAATATTTTCATCATCTGTTCCATAAATATAGATGGAATAAAAATCATAATCATCAAAATCTTTTCTATTTCTATCACTTTCCGGAATAAAGAAGTCAGTAATTTGAAAATTTAGAGCTGATTTATTATCTTTCAATTCATCAATTTCTTTTCTCGGGAAAATATTCATATATGTATTTACTTAAATTAATATTTATATGAATTAATCATTTTTTATTTTGAATTTATAGAATGGAAGTAAGTATTCAAGGATTTGTAATAATTTTTTTAGCAATCATATTCGTATTCGTATTATATCAATATCATTATTATAGCAAAATTGAAAAAATAACATCTAAAATTGATAATAGAGATTATGATGTTCAAATAAAAGAAGATGCCCAAGAGGCTGCCGATTTAATAGCACAGATAAGAGAGAAGTTGATATTAGTTTCAGATCATCTTATAAAAACATATCCAAATGAAGATAGGACAATAAGATTAAAACAAAATTTTAAACCAAATAATATTAAAGAAGGGATAGATAATCCTAATTATACGAGTTATTCTATTAATAAAGGGGAACAGATTATTCTTTGTTTAAGAAGCCATAATAAATTAATGGATTTAAATACGATGATGTTTGTGGTTCTTCATGAATTATCTCATATATGTACATTAAGTATTGGACATACTCCGGAATTTTGGGATAATTTTAAATGGATATTAGAAGAAGCGATAAATATAGGTGTTTATAAAAAACAGGATTTTAAATTAAATAATGTGGATTATTGTGGAATGAAAATTACAGATAGTCCGCTTGATTAAAATTGATTTAAGAAATATTATTTAACTATTAAATAAAATGATTATTGATAGTTGTGAAAAAGCGTTTGCTATTGGTTTTCTATCATATATAAAGGAAGTTCATACGAAATATTCTCAAAATTGTTATGAATTGATTAATATAGATGAGGATTTGGATAAGGAATTACTCAAAATTTTGCGAGAATATGTGGATATTATTTATGAATATGGTATGACTTCTATGAGTTTGAATAAATCTACTTTTTTGGATGAAATGTATATAGTTATAAGAGAATTTAAAGAATTGAAAGATGATTATAAGAAGGCATTTATAAGAGGTATTTATGAATATAATAATCTACGAGAGAATACTAATGATATTCGCATGAAAAAGAATGAAATGATCAAGGATAATTATCAGGATTATATGGATTATTTAGGAATTCCATATATTATTGATGATGAGAATAATATTTTAATTAAATATGGATGTAGTTCAGTGGATTTCTTAGGACTATTATATAATAATATTGATAATAATATTAGCTTTGTTTATAATAATTATAATTTAACTTTGCCTAAAATTAATATCGTAAAGACAGATGAGAATGCGATTACACCTACAAAAAAGAATTGGAGTGATGTAGGATATGATTTATCAATTATTAAGAAAATTGAGGATTTTAATTCTAAAACTTCATTATATGATACGGGTATTAAAATTCAAGTAGATTTCGGTTATTATGTGGAAATTGTTCCAAGAAGTTCATTATCAAAATCTGGTTATATGCTTGCGAATAGTGTTGGAATTATTGATAATTCTTATAGAGGAAATCTAATGGTTGCTTTAATAAAGGTTTGTGATGATGCGAAGGAGATTGAATATCCTTTTAGATGTTGTCAAATAATTATTAGAAAATATGTTAATTCTACAATAGAAGAAGTTGGGAATGTAGATAAGACAAAAAGAAATGATGGAGGTTTTGGTTCAACTTAAAAAAAATGATTTTAGATTAAAAGATAAATTTAAAAAATGGAATTAAATGTAATTTATTTTCTTCAACTTTTGATAAATCTCCTTCAAATCTTTCGTAGAATATTTTCAAAGCTACATTATTTTTCTTATAATCTTCAATAAGATTAATGATATATTCATTATTATTATTATACATATGATTAATGATTTTTATAGTGAAAATCTTCATAATATCATTTTGTGCTTTACTACCTGTAATACCTTTTGTATATAGAAAATTATGACATTTATCTATAATTGCTTCTAATGATGAATAATTATCATCATAAGTTAAATCCATATTTATAATAATTTTAATTAATTTCTTTTTATAATCATTTTTTATTAAAAATGTTTTAAAATTTTTAATAATTAAAAAAAAATGAATAAACATATAATTTAAATATTTACCCTCCACAGCTTCGGCTGTATTCTCAAACAAAATGCGAATTTGAACACACATCCTAGCAACTTTCAATAGTTGTATCCATGACGGCGAGGAGTAAAATCTAACCCGTTCCTAACCCTCACGTACAAAAACTCATGAAAATGATTTTTTGTCATTTAATCAATGTCATCAGTTGATGTTTCTTCAGGAACTCCTTGGGGAAACATATTATTTCCTTGAAGTTTCATTAGTTGAGGTTGAACTTTATCGGTAATTTCTTTTTGCTTATTTTTATAAACATCCGCTTCTTCCTTTGGATGTTCTTCAAACCATTTGAGAGCTTCTTCGACAATTGGATCAACTTCCTTCTTAACTTCATCAAAAATAGGCGGTGCTCCTTCGGCTTTTGTTGAAAGACTATTCTTAACTCCATATAGATAATTTTCCAAATCATTCTTACTCTCAATAACTACTTTCTGTTTTTCATCTTCTTCCTTGAATTTCTCAGCGGTTTTAACCATTTCCTCAATTTGCTCCTTTGTAAGTCTTCCCTTATCATTTGTAATCTTGATATTATTTGTCTTACCCGTACTCTCTTCTTTCGCTGTTACTTCAAGAATACCATTAACATCAAGTGATAAATCAATTGTAATCTTTGGTTGTCCGCGAGGCATTGGTGGAATTCCACTTAGATGAAATGAACCAAGAAGATTATTATCTTTAACTAATGCTCTTTCTCCTTCATAAATCTTAATATCCACTCCAGGTTGATTATCCGCATATGTTGAAAATGTTTGGGATTTCTTTGTAGGAATTGTAGTATTTCTCTCGACAATCTTCGTCATAACTCCGCCACTTGTTTCAATACCTAATGATAGTGGAGTAACATCAAGAAGAAGAAGACCCGCAGTTTTATCGCTATCTGCTTGACCAGTTAGAATAGCACATTGAATGGCTGCCCCAATAGCAACAGCTTCATCAGGATTTAAACTTTTATTAAGTTGCTTATCGTTAAAATATGAGCTAAGCATTTCCTGAATTTTAGGAATTCGCGTAGTTCCACCAACAAGAACAATCTCATCAATATCATTCTTACTCTTCTTAGCATCACTCAAAACCTTTCCAATAGGTTCCATAGATTTTTGGAAGAAACTATCGGCAAGTTGTTCGAATTTAGCACGACTTAGATTAATTGAATAATCAATACCATCAATTAGGCTCTCAACTTCAATAGTTGTTGTCGTAGATGATGATAGATTTTTCTTAGCTCTTTCGGCCGCAATATTAAGTCTCTTTAATGCCTTAGGATTTTCCTTAATATCTTTCTTATGTTTCTTCTTAATATCATCACATAGATAATCAACAATAAGATTATCAATATCAGAGCCACCAAGATGAGTATCACCAGCAGTTGCCTTCACTTCAAAAATACCACCATCAAGAGTAAGAACTGAAAGATCATGAGTTCCGCCACCTTCATCGAAAATTAGAATTGTGCTTTCTTTATCAGTCTGCTTATCAAGACCATAAGCAATTGCCGCCGCCGTAGGCTCATTTATAATTCGAAGACATTCCATGCCACTGATAATACAAGCGTCTTTGGTAGCTTGTCTTTGACTATCATTGAAATATGCTGGAACTGTAACAACTGCTTTCTTAACCGGATGACCTAGATATGCTTCGGCAGTTTCTTTAAGACGACTAAGAACCATCGCGGAAATTTCCTCAGGATAAAATTTCTTCTCTTCTCCCTTATAATCAACTTTAACAACTGGTTTATTATTTTCATCACCACTTACATCAAATGACCATAGTTTCTTATCTGCTTGAACAATTGGATCATCATATTTTCTTCCAATAAGTCGCTTAATATCGTAAAGAGTATTTTTGGGATACATAGTAGAAACATTTTTAGAAGCATCTCCAACAAGTTTCTCATCGTTTGTGAAAGAAACATAAGAAGGAATGATACGAGAACCTGTTTGATGGTCAGGGATAACTTCAACTCTATCACCAATCCAGACAGCTACACAACTTGTTGTAGTTCCTAAATCAATACCAATTCCAACATTATCTTCCTTTGACATTATTCTTTGTTTAAATAAATAAAAATAAGAAATCTTTAAATAAATTTTGATGATTATAATAGGTATATGACAGAATTCTTTGAAAAATTAGATGATAAAGATTTCTTCTCTGATAAATTAACCCATATTTATTTTAACGGAGAAGTTAATGAAACATCTGTAAATAAATTAACAGATGATATTAGAAGTGCGAATAATATTGCTAAACCTAAACCTATATTAATTCATATAAATTCTTATGGAGGTTCTGTATATGAGGGAATGGTATTTTTATCTATTTTTAAAATAAGTTCAGTTCCAATAGCAACTATTATCGATAATTATTCATTTTCGGCTGCGACATTTCTTTCAATTCATAGTCCATATAGACTAATGACGAAAAATAGTTTTTGTCTTCTTCATCAATATTCTGTATCAACACAAAAATATAAAAGAGAACTTTTATTTTCAAAAATAAATGAATTTGAAGAATATTTTAAGAAAATTATTTCAATGTATCTTAAAAAAACAAAATTAAAAAAAGAAGAATTAAATGAATTGCTTCAACATGATTTATATATTGATTATAAATATTGTCTCGAAAAAGGAATTGTAGATAGAATTATTGATTTTGAAACAAAAACACCAGAATTAAAAAAGGATATTTATCAAGTTATTAAAGATAATAAAACAATTAATATATATCTTCTTCCATGTTCCAAAGATATAAAAGATATTGACTTAATTATAAGAACTAATAATAAAAAAAAATCTAATATTTATTTAATTTATCCATATCATAATAATTGTTATAGTACATCATTTTTAATAAATAATAAAGAACCTGAAAATAATTCAGATTCATATGATATATTTCATTCTATAAATTTGATTAATAGAATTAAAGCTATTAATGGAACTAAAATCGCAATTATAGACACTCCAACGAGTATTGATAGTATTTTAGCATTATTATATACAAATAAAATTTATATTTACAGTCATTCATTTATTATATGTAATTTATTATATTTTAAAAATTATTTTAATAATATTCTTATGATAGATGTTGTTAAAAATTATAATATAATATTTAATAGAATTAAGACAATTCTTAAACAAAAGACAAAAATGAGCTTAGATGAAATAAGTAATATTAATAAGAAATATATTATAATACATCCAAAAGAAGCCGTGAAAATGGGTTTATGTCATGAAATCATTTATTCATAAATCTTCATCAAAATCACTTAAATCTTCATCCAAATCACTTAATTCAATATTATCATCATCTTTTAAAAGATTATTATAGAATTTAAGACCCATATTTAATATATTTATTTTAAATTTTTCTTCAATCTTACTATTAAGAGTTAATAAAAATATGTATTTATTATATTCATCTTTTTTTTTCATATAATAAATAAGTTTGTTTTTCATTTGTTTAGGAAAGAAAAAATTAACAAATAACAAAATATTTATTATAATATTGTTTTGGAATGCCAAATATTTATAATAAT